TCGGCGCGCAGCGCGGCGGCGTTCGCGTCGCGGGTCTGCGCGTCGAGCGCCTCCCGCAGCGCCGCCTGCTGCTGGTCGAGGTCGGCGTCGACGGCGACGATTGCGGAGCGGGCCGCGGTCAGCGCGGTCGTCTCCTCGGCGGTCGGGGCCGCGTCGGCGCCGCGGGCGGTGACGGCGCCGCGGGTCGTGGCGATCGTCTGCTCGTGCGTGGCGCGCTGCGCGAGAAGCTCGCGGATACGTGCCCGGATCAGTTCGGGGTCCATCGGGGGTGACCTCCTGGTCGAGTGTGCGGGTGGTCGCCGTCCGTCAGGTGAGCAGCCAGGCCGGGCACATGGCGCGGCGCAGCCCTCGGCGCAACGTGGGCAGGACCCGGCGCGAGGGAAGCGCGCCGGGGGTCATGGGCCGCTGTTCAGTCTCGAACATGCGCGGCGAGGGGGTGCGGGGCGGCGAGGTCGGCGAGCTCGTCGAGCTCGGCGCGGGACATGCCGCCAGCGGACGGGTCGGGGCGGTCGGCGCCGGCGGCGCGCTGCACGCGCTGCTCGAGGCGCCCGAGCAGCGCCCGCGCCTCGTCGTCGTCGAGGCCGTCGACGTCGCCGAGCCCGAGGGTGATCACGTGGTCCCCGGTCGCGGGGTTCGCCCCGTAGTTCACCGTTGACACGTCCCCGCGGTTCAGGTCCAACTGTTCGATGCGGTACGCGGTATAGCCGGGGTCCCACGATCCGCGGATGATGCGGAACGCGAACGACGACTCGTCGAGGTCCCCGCGCCGGATGCCGGACAGGATGTTGCGGACGTCGCTGTTCGCGGGGTCGAGGCGCGGTTCGTACCACAGCCCGGTGTCGTCCCGCCCGATGGTCAGGGTCCCCGACGTGGTGCGGGCCAGGGTCATGCCGCCGTGGTTGAGGAGGTACGCGACGTCGGGCTGCGCGGCGAGGGTGGCGTCGAACGCGTCCGCCGCGATCGTCTCCGTGTACGGGCCCCACATGTCCCACATGTCGTACGGGGTTTCGGTGATCGACGCGTAGGCGCGGAACCCGACGGTCCCGTCGGCCGGGTCGGGTTCGTCGCGGACCTCGACGCCGTGCATGACGGCGCGGGCGACGGCGCTGCTGCCCGCCTGCTCGCTGCTGCGGCGCTGCCGGGGCCGGTCGGACCGGGCCGCGTACCCGCCCGCCTCACGGCGGCGCAGCGCGGCGTGACTGCGGTTCACGCCTGCACCGCCGGCATCGCCGACGTCGGAACCGCGTCGTCGAACGGGTTGCCGTCGTCGTGGTGGGTGCCGAGCGGGGTCGCCGACGTCGCCGCGATCGAGTCCCCGACCGGGGTGTCACTGTCGGTGGACGTCTCGAACTCGAGCTCGACCGACAGGAGATCGGCGCCCGTGCTGACGAGGATCTCCGTCACTGAGTCGACGACCGCGGCGACACCGTTCGGTGCGGTCAGCGGGCGGGACGTGTGCAGCGTGTCGTCGTCGACGCGCACTGTCGCTCGGTAGGTGCTCACGCGTTCGCTCCTGTCGGGGTCGTGGTCGGGGTCGTACCTGCGGGCAGGTCGGACGGGGTCGCCGCGCCCAGCAGCCCCGCGTCGTGCAACTCGGCGAGCTCGGCCTGCGTCAACGGTTGCCGCTCCTCCAACGCCCGCACCTCAGCGAACGACAGGAACCCATTCCGCAGGCCCCGCTCATACGACTGGTAACGGGTCATCAGGTCCCCGCGGAGCAGCGCCGCCGTGTTCAGCTTCACGTACTGCCCGCGGACCGTCAGCCGGGTCAGCGCCCGCTCACGCCGCTGGATCACCGGGCCCAGCCGAAACGCGATGAGGTCCTGCACCCGCTGCTCGCGGTTGGCGTAGGTGATCGACGAGCCGCTGCTGTTCGCGTCGATCAGTTCACCGGGGATGCTGAACAGCCGGGCGGCGTCGACGTCGCCGCGGGCGAGGACGTCGAGATACGCGGCGTCGGTCGGGCTGATGGACAGCGGCTTGTACGTCCAGTTGCCGCCGAGCACGAGCGGCTCGCGGCCCTGCTGCGTCGCCAGCACCCGCGCCTTGACGATCTTCGCCTGCGCCTCGTCGATCCCCGCGTCCGACGACAGCAACCCCGACGGGGTCAGCGCCTCATCGAAGAACCCCGACCCGTAGTCGCCGGCGGCGAGGCTGATCCCCAGCGCCCGCGCCGCAGCGGAGATCGGGGACAGGCCGACGACGTTCCCCGGTTCCTCGTTCTGCCGCTCGTGCCACACCTCATCCGGTCCGAGCTCGCGCCCGCCCCCGATGCGGTACCGCACGAACCCCTCGCGGTTGATTCGCACCGTCACGTCGTCGGGGTGGACGAGCTCGATCTGCGTCGGCAGGTACGTGCCCGGGTCACGGGCCACGATCCGCCCGTAAGCGTTGCCCCGCAGGTCGAGGGACAGCTGCGACGCGGCGAGCCACGAGCACATGTCGAAGTGCGCCGACGGCTGCGACAGCACCCCCGGGACCGCGTTACCGGTGACCCGTTCGGGGACCCCGTTCCGGTCGCGGAACACCTGCACCGGCAGCGACGCGACGACGTCGGCGCGGATCCGGACCGCGGCCCACACGGCGGGGATCGACAGGGACCCGGCCCAGCCGACCGGGCGGTGCCCACCGCCGAACCCGCGGCGCCCGCCGGTCGCCTCGTCGATCAGCTGTGGCAGGTTACTGGCGCGCTGCGCGGTGCCGCTGCCGCCGCGGTTGAGGAACAGCGCCACGGTCAGCGCGCCGGGGTGCGTGCGTCGACGACGAGGAGCAGACCGGCGGCGACGAGTAGCGCCACCCCCAGCGACCACAGCAGCCACGACCCGGCGAACGCGCACCCCGCCGCGGCCAGGCCCGGCAGTAGCCGCGCCGGACCCGCCACCCTCGACCGGACCCGGCGACCGGCCACCGCCAGCCGTGCCAGCGGGCGCCGGCGCCGCCCGAGCTCCCGGTCGGCGTGCGCCGTCCACCCGTCGACGGGTGCTGCCGTCATGCGCTCCCCCAACCTGTCACCACACCTGCGCGAGCGGGTCCGTCACCGACGACGCGCCATGCACCGCCAGCGACGCGGCGCGCAGCGGGCTGACGTCGATGGTGCCCGACGAGTCGAGCCTGCGGTGCGCCCCGGCCTGCCGCCACGTCGCGGCCCGGACCGCGGTCAGCAGTTCCGGTTCGTTCCCGTGCCGCATCGTCCCGGCCGTCAGCCGGTCCGACAGCGTCGCCTCCGCGAGCGCCTGATCTTGCTCCGACGGTTCCCGCAGCCACGACGGTGTGGGTTCGTCGGGCCACACCGTGCGGGCGCGGCTGTCGACGATCACGTCGCCGCCCCACGAGCGGCGCAGCTGGTCGACCCTCTCGCGTAGCCATGTCGCATGCGGACGGTAGTCGACGACCATCACATGCACGACCCCGCCCGGTCGCGGCCACGCCACAGCCACCGCCGACCACGACCGGTCCGGGGCGACCGCGACACCGAACGTCACCGGCCTGCCCCGCTCCGCGCCCGGGTCGGCGAGGCGGGTGAACGCGTGCACATCGAGCGCGCCGCCGTCCTCGTTCGGGGGGTCCTCCCACCACGACAGGAACTCGCGGGCGAACTCGGCCGGGGGCAGTTCCCCGCGCTGCGTCGCGACGTCCTCCTCGCGGACCCGGCCCGACCACAGCCCTGAGTTGGCGTGCCACCACAGTTCCCGGTCGTTCAGCGCGCACGTCGGGTCGGACACCTCGTGGCGGCAGCGGGACAGTGCGAACGTCAGCGGCGCCGCGGACCCGTCCGCGCCGCACGGGCGGACCGGTGAGCCGAGCTCGAGGTAGGCGAGCGACGGGTCACCACCGTCGCGGCCACGCTTCCGCAGCCGCCGCAGTTCCGTCGACGTGACGAAACCCGCCGACGACGCGTACCGCACCTGCGCGTCGGGTTGGGTGACCATCGTCGGGGCGAGCGCACCGAGGTCGCCGGGCTTGCCGTACAGCCACTCATCGAGGACCAGACGCCGCACCCCCGGGAACCCCCGCCCACCCCGACCCGACCGGGCGTGAAACTCGATGCGCCGCTCCCCGTCGACGACGATCGCCTGCCCCCCGTTCTTCTCGGGGAAGTGGCAGCGCCGCGCGTAGTCGGGGTTCCGCTCGATCCGGCGGCGCATGTCGAGCCACGTTTTCTCGCTGGTCGAGTACAGGTGCGCGGTCCACACGACGAGCTCAATGTCGGCGACGAACACGTCGAACAGCGCCGACACCTCCAGCCCGACCGTCTTCCCGACGGTCTGCCGCGGCCCGACGATGCACGTCGCCGGGCAGGCGGGCAGCCCGCCCGGTCCGACGGCGAGGTTCGCGTCGACGTGCCAGCGTTGCACCGGGTCGAGGTTCCACCCGAGATCCTGCGCGAGCCCGGCGGCGAGGTCCCCGTCAGTCTCCGACCACGCGGGAGACGACCGGTGCAGCGGCGCCCACCGCTGCGCGACCGCCGTCACGGCGCCGCCCGTTCCCCGAGCACGCGAGCTATCTGCGGGCGCAGATCGACGACGACACACCAGCCGACGGACTCGCGCAGTTCCTCCCGAGCCAGGTTCCCGAACACCTCACGCTCGGCGGCGGCGTACGCCGCGGCGGCCATCAACCCCCGGACCGCGTAGACGACGACGTGCGGGGTGCCGTGCTCGTCACGGACGTCGGGTGGCAGTCTCCGCGTCGGGCCCCAGCAGAACCGCACCGCGTCCCGCTGTTCGAGGGTCACGGCGCCCACCCCCGGGCGGTGCCCGCGCCCAGCAGCAGCAACGCCCCGACCGCGCACACCACCGCCGCACCCGCCCACACCGCCGCCGCGCCGGCGAACCCCGACGTGGAGAACGGGTCGACCGCGTGCGCCCGCCGATCCGCCCGCACCGTCGCCGCCACGAACCCCACCGCGCACCCCACCGCGGCCAGCAGCGCCGCCAGGCCGAACCCCGCCGTGGTCACCTGCGCCGCCCGTAGACGATGGCGGACGCGATCGAGCACGCCGCGAGCAGCGCCGGCAGGTCGTACCAC